TGAAGCTTTTCATAATCAAACGAGCGAGTCTCTTCATTGACGTATTTCGGAAGGGCGATTGACGCCAAATTACACACAGACGTCTCATCCTTATCGGTGTACTCGATAATTTCCGTGCACAAGTTTGAGCTCTTAATTGTCCCCAAATTCTTTTGATTACTCTTCATGTTGCACGCGTCCTTGTAAAGCATGTATGGTGTACCAGTCTCTGTTTGTGACTTGAGAATAGCCTTCCACACCTCGGCGGCTGGGACGGTGGCATTCGCTCGTCCCTCCTCCTCATACTTTGTGTAGAGGGCTTCAAACTCTTCACCGACGGCGTCTGAAAGACCCGGTGCCTTGTCTGGACAGAAGAGCGACCATTGACCACCCTGCTCAACCCGCTTCATGAAGAGATCTGGAATCCACAGAGCCGAGAAAAGGTCGCGACAGCGTGCCTCTTCATCCCCTTGATTGAGGCGTAATTCAAGGAAGTCCATAATGTCCGCATGCCACGGTTCCAAGTAGACGGCAATTGACCCCTTACGACGACCAGCTTGGTTTACATAGCGCGCCGTGGCGTTAAATACACGAAGCATTGGAATGATACCATCCGATTGACCATTTGTACCGCGAATACGAGACTTATTCGCTCGAATATCGTGAATATGCATACCGATACCTCCAGCCCATTTAGAAATTTGTGCACACTCCGTCAAGGAACCGTAGATTCCGTCAATGGAGTCGCCTTTGTTTGCAATCAAAAAACAACTCGACATTTGGGGTCTCGGTGTCCCCGCATTGAAGAGGGTTGGTGTCGCATGAATGAAAAACCCTTGGCTCATTTTATCATAGGTTTCCAGTACAGAATCAATATCATCCCCGTGAATACCGATAGCCACACGCATAAACATATACTGTGGCGTTTCCATGAGAGCTCCATCGAGGCGTTGAAGATATGATTTCTCGAGCGTCTTGAGACCAAAGTATCCAAAATCATAATCCCTCTTCGTGACGATATCATCACGAACACGGCCGGCAATTCTCGCGACATCTTCGGTGACAATGTTCGCTTTCGCCAATTTCTTCATGGCCATGTGAAAACTGTTCGGTGCAGATTTCTGAATATTACTCGCCACGATGCGTGTCGCCAATACTTCATAATCCGGATCCGATGTAATCATACCAATACAAATTTCGGCAGACAGTGTGTCTATTTCGTGGGTCGTGATACCGTCATACAGAGACGATGCGACCTGTTGTGCAACCTTTGATGAGTCGCAATTTTCCGAGAGTCCATATGTCAAATTCTTGATCCTATTGGTGACATTATCAAATTTCATATCCTCAATACGACCTGAGCGTTTTACGACTCTCATGTTTACTAACTATTCTAAGTGTTTTATTTTTAACTTACTTCCGGCGACACTCGATATCAGTGCTTCTGACACGAACCGGTCCAGCAATTTCAACCTTTCGGTTCGGCTGGAGAAGGTACGTGTTCACATTAAACATACCCTCCTCACCCGGTCGTGAGATCGGTGCATACGAGCCGATGAACGGTTCGGCGCTCTTGGACGGGATACGCTCTTTGTTATCAGGCTTGGCACTGTATGTCGCATCAAAGTCTGCGAGCACAAACATAATTTAATATGTACCAACAGTTTTTTTTCCAACCTTATATTAAATGTGTGACAATCTTCACCTCAACTCCCTGAAGCAATGTCAGACCCCTCTGAACACACTCTTCTTTTCCGAGTTCAATACGAATATTCTCCAGCGGGCAATCAGGCAAGAGTTCAAGAATAAAACTGGAATCGCCATTGACTATCAAAACAAGGATGATTTGTATGGAATCATGCGAGTTGTTTTCATTAACAATTCTGGGAACCACTTTGAAAAGGTGAATGAACAGGTCAAAGAGATGAACGAACGTGTCATCAAAACTGCTTTGTCACAAATTCAGAGCGGTGTGTCTCAGTACATGGGATTTATTCGCGACGTCGATACTGTCAGTATTCCATTGGCTCAACCCATCAACACGAGCACATATGGTAAGAAGATTGACCTAAGCGCAAAGGTGGGTTTGTAAATTATACAAATGTATAGACAGACTTGCCAGATTCGATGGTTCCATGGCATTGATGACTTCAAGCGCGTTCGCTGAAATTCGATTCATGTCTTGAATTCGCTTAACACTAACTTCGATCAGTCGCTTCATCTTCGCGATCGTTGGATCATTATGATCATATTGCACTGTTAAAAAATCGTACACATTCTGCAATTTTTTAACACCCTGATACAGATGTACCGGTAAGTAATCCATTATAATGTACATATGGTATTATTTACGCCGCCATTTCGCGGGAATTGTTTCCACACCCGGGGCATACCTTTCAGTCGCCTGAAGACGAAGACGGATCATAACAGTAATCATCACGATGAGAGACACGATGGAGACGATGGACATTCGGTCAACGTTATTAAGAGTCATTTTATATTTACAAAGATTTAAAGTTTTTAGACCATGAGAAATTAAGATGAGTTTAAACTACTACAAGGATGAAACAGAAAAGGTCTGTAAATCTAAAGGTTGGGATAGGGCTGCAGTGGATACAGTATGGCTTTTACTCACCGAAGAGTTTGGTGAACTCGCATCTGCGATTCGTCAACAGAAGAAAACCTTCAAGAAGACAAACCTAAAAAAGGACAGGGGGACGGATGTCATGATGGAAATGGGTGATGTATTTAGTTATCTTTTCCAGTTGGCGCACATGCTTAATGTAGATCTCGATAAGATGTGGGAGGAGCACAGACAAAAACTCAAGACCAAAAAATATAAAATATAGCCTACTATTAAATATGAGCAAGTACATGCTTTGTGATCAGGATGCCATCAATGATGTGAATCCGTTCGTGTCTCGCGATTTTTCTTTACCGGGTGGCGTTCGGCAGCTCAGTGAATTTGCTGACCGAAGCCTCGTCAAAGAGAAGTCGGGTATGGAAGTTCAGGAAGACAAGAGTCTATATTGTGATTATGCGCGTACCGGTGGGTGGCGTACGAAGGACATGTGCGAACCGTCAAAGCCGAATTGCTTCGATACTCGGCCTCTTTATCCGCAACGAAACATCGATTACGGTTTCGTCGCACACACAAACCCGAACCACCGACACAACAATCCCAAACCCCGCATGCGATTTGATTTTAGATATGGATTAATTTTGATCATTTTGATCATTGCAGGTCTATTAATTTTAAGACGTTAAATAGGCGTGAGAGGTTTTTCATTGACACAGTACGTTCGATGACATCTGGAAGGACTTCACAACAGAAATTTTCCGCATATTTACATTGCCATACACTCTTTTTATTGATGTACGGGGGTATGAATGTAGGATCAATAATCTTAACCGCATTCATCACACGAATATACGTTTTTATGTCCACGATTCCACAGAGAATATTCTCAAGTGCGATCGTCGCCATTTTGACACGCGTTTCATGTGTTGGTTCAACCATCGTTCCGAGAAAGTTTTCATACGGAATAGACTGCTTTCGAGATACAATTTCCGTCCAATCACCACGGGGTTTTGTATTCAGGTAGTCGACAAAATCAATGTACCCGCGACCCGCAACGTATTTCATATAATTGATTTCGACGTAAGAGAGATCGGATTCAATGTCATAGACGACGAGCGCTCTCTTTAAGAATGAACTCATGTGTTCACATCCACTCTTTTCTCTAAACCACTTATAAACTCCTAAGTGCACAGTTGCCATTGTAATTTTAAGTCTAAAATGAAGTACACGTGCATCGCCAATAATACATTTTCATATTTACTCACACTCGAGGAGTTTAGGAGTAAATTACCCGAAAGTACGAGACCATCATGGATAAAGATTACAACAATCACAATGATTTCAAATTTCATTCAAGAGATTGATATCAAGAAACTTCGAGCGGCATTTGAAAAGCTTGGATCTATCAAACTTCGACGCAGTGGTTCAAAGTTCGATGGTTTCGAATGGAAACTTAAACCGACGACATTCTTTAATCAGATCACGCTCACGTATGAAGATGTGTACAGTACAAAATCAATCAAAGTTTTTCCCAATGGAAGCATTCAAGTCGCTGGGTGTTCCGATCTTTTTGATTGTAAGAGAATCATCACACAACTTACATACATTCTGAAAGTGTGTCTCAACATGGAACGTGAAATATCAGCCGATTCTTTCAGGATTGTCATGATCAATTCAAACTTCAGTCTCAATTACAATATCAATCTCATGATGGTGGCCAATCACTTTGAAAAACATAACGGGCTTTTCAAAGTGTCGTTTGAACCAGATAGGTATTCTGCAGTCAAAATTAAGTTTAAACCCGCAGAAGAAATGAAGGAGATCACGACGAGCATTTTCTCAACTGGAAAGATCATTATCACTGGCGCCGAGACTCTCAAGGAGATTGTTTTTGCATATAACATTATCAATCAGCATATCAACGAAAATCCAGCCATTCGAGTGTCCGAGACGCTGGAAAAGGAGAACTTTGATATATTTCTCGGTTACAAATGCGAATCACTCATTCCGAGAATCAGGGAAAGAGGATTTCACTCATGGTTGCGAACGATTGAGAACAGGCCAATAAATTTCTAATGTAATATTAACAAAATGTCTCAACGACTTGGTATGGCCGACGGACGATGCTTCACCATCAACACGTCTTCTCAATTGCTCAATAACAAGATTATGGAATCCAACAAAGTTCCGCTCGTCGACAACTACGCGTACCGTCAACTTCTTCAAAGAAGTGGTCCGAATTTGATTGAAAAGATTCAATCTATGCAAGATACCAACGACCGATGCTCGTCATGCGACCGGGCGTTGTGAGTAAAATATGGTAAAAAAGTTTAATGTAGTACTCCAGGATGAGCACGTGTTCTATATGTCTTAATCAGGTGAGATCACACAGACTGAATCCACCTATTCGATGTGGACATATATTTCATTCAAAGTGCCTGGACGATTGGAAAGAGAAAGGTAAGAATACATGTCCATTATGTAGAAAAGTATTCGACGTTTCACAGTTCAAAGTCACATTGACAATTCAGAATAATTATGCAGCCACATCGAATAGTATATCACTCAACGAAGATGTCATGTTTAACGTCATGGATTTGTTTGATATATCCTTTGACGTTGAAAATACAATAGATCTTGACAGCCTACTGTCCGACCTTGGGGTGAGTCTTGCCGACTTTGATTCCTCGATCACGGACACAGAATGAACTACAATACTTACTGTAATTTAAACCCGGATAGTTTCTAGACGCCTTTCTCGGATCACTTATAGCCTTACCCTTTGCATCAGTCAGAAGCGGCCCCGTCGCCCATCCACGCTTGTGACTGAATACATTAGCTTTAAAAACGATACGCTTTCCCGTTTCAATCTTTCCAGCTTGTCGGATTCTCGATTCAGGAACCTTGAAAAACTTTGCGATGCTCTTGACCGTGTCTCCATCCTTTACTTTGTACTCGACAACACCGTGTTGTACGTAAAAGTGGAAATCACCTTGACGAATATAATTCGTGGGTCGCCCAGGTGACACGAACATCATGACCTTGAAATACCCCTTCTTACATTTTTCATTACCCTTGACTTGATACACCTTTTTAGGATTGTCCGATACGACGCGTTGCGGTAAGCTTTTGCAATGCGTGTAGTTGTGTGGAAGGTTCGACATACCAGAACGATCCCCGGGGATTGATTTTTGGTAACGGTACGCTTCATAATCTCCAACAGCGTACGCGTAACAATTATTATTACCAATACCAGTGGACGTACCCCAACGTCTATTTGTAAACTTTCTTTCGGAGCCACTCAGGGGAAGTGGTGGTGCCATATACAGTTGACTCAGAAAAAAATATGGGTACATAATAAATGTTCAAGGAAATCGTCAAGGCTGAAAACAAGTCCGACATGATCACCGAAGCGCTCGTGTTCCTTCTCAATATCTTGATTGGGACCTTCCTTCTCCGCGTGTTCTGGAACCGCTCTCTCGCGAAGCACATTACCGTGCTCAAGCCGATCTCGACGCTCTTTGACGCGTTTGTGCTCTCCATCTCCATCGCCGCGGTCCGTGGTATCTAAATTTCCTTATATCCAACGTGACGCTCACCTCCCGGACCGACGAGAGTCGGAAACGCATCCGCGCCCGAGCAATCCTTTGTATCACAGTTGACGAACGTGAAAGGCTTACCAGCCTTACGCATGTAATCTAACTGTTTACGAGTCCATCCACATCCCATGGTCCCGTAAATAGTCCAGGGTTTACCCCTGGGAATATGTGTAGGCACTCGAGACAACATATATAACGCGATGACAAACAAAAGCGCGAATACCAACATAATTTATACTATAGTGTTACATATTTTTTATAAACTTACACATTTGTTCCTTTGTTAATTTCGGATCTAATTTGAACATCTTGACGAGGTCTTCTTTTTTGTAGAGACGACACTTTCGCGTATCAATCTTGAGATCACCATTCTTGTTTATGAAAATACCCGGTCTTGGTTTCTTTTCAACCGCAATGCGCTTTTCAATTTCTCGCACTTGGTTCATCACAGATGGATCACGTTTCCCAAGACCAGGTCTCTTTAGTGGGACCTTCTTCTTTTCTGCTTCCTTTTGAAGCACAGCTCTCGCCCGTCTAATCGCTGAAGATGTACCAACTTTCTTTGGTTCTTCCACCTTTTTTACCATCGCGGGTCTCTTTGGTATGATCTTTGAAAGAAAGCCAGCCTTCTTTTCTTGAAGGAATGGGTGCTTTAGGATGTCATCGTAGGTTGGAAGATCTTCGTGTTTCTTGAGACGAAGACGGAATGATTTAACTTCCGGACTTTCTCGGGTGAGATAAGGAGCTGGAAGGAGATCTCTAATGAATTGTTTGATAGGTAATGATTTTGAATAATGGTATACAATATTGAGAAAGTAGTGTGCGTCATACATGTAATGTGACTTTGTGGATATCCCCACATTATTCGCAAATTGCTTATCGTATACGGGATTTTTAACACCTTCTATCGTTGCGAGACCAAAGTCAATCATCACGGGTACGTTACCCTCCATGACCATGATGTTGTTCCAATGAAGATCATGGTGTCTAAACTTGGGATACTTTTCGTGGATTTTTTTGAGGTTTCTTATGACCTGTGAAATTACTTTTCTGTACGCAATCGAACTTGGTCGAGATTTAATCCAATCTTCGAGTGATTCACCCTTGATGTATTCAAAATAAAGAATGTCCTTATCACCACACGACTTGAAGTGATACATACGGGGAACACCCATACCCCTAAGCTTCTGTGCGATACGATATTCCATCTTGGCAGATGCCTCATTTGTAATCTTTATGGCGATCCGCGTTTTACACGTGTCGTCGAGGCATCCATAGAATACCGCGCCATATTGTCCCTGACCGAGCATCCTGAGTCGCCCACCCTTTTCAATTTTAATTCCAGTATTCGAGAACATTTCTTGTTTTGGGTCACACGCCTTCTTACCTCTCAAAAACTTTTTGACTTCTTCACCGACAGCATTCTTCTGAGCGTCAGTCTTAGCTCTATTGGCGATATAGACGAGGTCTGCGAGTTTGACCATACTTATTACAAGCTAAGAAAAGTTTTCACGGTACCACACCAAAAGTGACGGTGGCCATTCTATGTTGTCGCCATATTGGTCGTACAATTCCCCATGAATATTGTCTTTAGTTTGGTACCCCTTGATGTAGTCCAAGATATCCAGGTTTTGTGTACTAATTGCACCGATCATCGTCGCCCATGAGTATAATTCCATAATTTCTTCAGACTTGTCAAGTCTAAATGCCGTAGAGCAGGTATTCATAAAAACCTCAAACATTTCAGTGGCTATTGCATGGTCTTTGTGTGACGCAATCCAGAATGTCATATAGTCTTCGTGTTCGGTGGAGCAATCTTGAAGTCTTGATTCAATTTCATAGAGGATTTGGTGTTCATTGTATCTAAGGATCTCGGGGTCACCGTATTTGATGGCTCGTGCAACTTCCATTTTGTTTTGATTACAAATATGAGATTCATACGTGACTTAGGGCGTCACGTATCAATCTTGAGATTGACTACTTATGTATGTATATTTATTCTTCATCCACTTCAATATCATCTTCTTCCTCTTCCTCTTCTTCCTCCTCCTCACCTGAAGAGACACCTTGGAATGCGAACGATGGAAGCTTCGCCGACGGTTCGAGAAGCGCTTGTTGTAATCGAACAGTCACACCGAACTTGTTATCGATGAACCAGATTTGATTCAAGTCCACAATCGTGAGAACCTTTTGACCCTTTTCGACGGTATCGAGAGAAACACTCTTTCTCTTCGTATCGTAGGCTTCCGGAACAAAAGTTCCATCCGGCTTCGTGAGAATCTTAAGCTTGAGCGTCGCCGGGTATTGTTCCTTACCCGGACGCACGAGCGGCTTGTATAAGGCTTCTTTGAGCACTGCGACATTGAATTCCTTACCGAGCCATTCCTTCGAATTCTTGGCGACGGTTTCAACGATGATATCATCGAGTTGCTTCAGCTTTTCATGAAGTTCCATCGCTTCGGCGTTGTCAGTATCAAACGATAAGTCGAGAGAATACGACGTGCGTCCACTCGTTTCATCGGTGTAGGCGCTCAAGCCATACGGAGAGCGCATGTACGGAAGTTGGATGTAAAGTTTTCTGTTGTTGTCGCCATTGAGGTAGACAGCTTTGCCACCGTTCTTGTTCTTACGAAGTTTCGAAAATCCCACGGACGCGGGGTTGAATTCGGATGCTTGTTGGATAGTGAGCGACATGCTTGTGTATGTTATATCTCTAGTTGGACTCCAAACTTTAAGCAAATTTTTTTCTCCAGGAACAATAAACAATGGGTCTCTTTAAAGATTGTGGATGTGGTTGTGGCGGCTCGAAGGCGCGTGACAAGTTTGTGATCTCTATTATCTCGGCTCTACTTTTCTTTATCGTGGCGAATCCGAACACGTTCATCATCGTGCGTCGAATTCTTGGTGGTTGGGTGTCGAGTCCGAACGGGTGCCCGTCGATCGCGGGTCTCGTTTTGCACACGGCGGTATTCTTTTTGATCGTGTGGGGTATGATGCAGATTCAAAAGGAAGGATTCGCGGGTGAAGGTGAGTCGGATAAAGAAATTGAAATCTCCGATGAAGAATTAAAGAAGATCGAAGCCGAACTTGACGACGACGAAGACGACGAAGACGACGAGGAAGAAATGCCATCCATGGCTGAAATGCCGACGGCGGAACCGTACATGTCTGAAATCTCTTTTGCTCCGTCCCCGAAAAACCAAAAGCTTGGATCTCTTGATTTGGGTATGGACATGGACGCCGCGCCACTCACCGCACCGAAGAAGAGTGGTAAGTATACGTCGTGCAAATGCTCTGACGGAAACGAAATCATGCTCATGCGTTAAGTAATACGAATGAACGTTCACCCGTTTGCTCAATCTTATCAAACGGGATATTTTTTATCTTTTCAATCATGTTTAGGACATGTTTTTCGCAAATTAAATAACAATTTTCGAAAAATATGGTACCTCTGTGTTCTACAATCAGCGGTCCAATTTCACCGATCGCTGCTTGTAGAGTGTGAATCATATACACAAGTTCTTACCTTTTCTTAAAGTCCGTTTTCAATAACGTACTGTGCAACACCACTTTGAACCACCGCGGGTTCACCTTGTGCAGCATCCACACCCTTGATCTTCTTGTCATCCTTCTTCATCTTCTTCATCTTCTTTTCACCCATCTTCATCTTCTTTTCACCACCATTTATACCGGGAAACGCACGAGCCTTGCGCTGTCTCATTGAATACATATATCCCATAGCCGCTGAGAGAAGTGAGCTGAGAATCAAAATAATAATCGTCTTGATGTCCATTTATACTGTAATCGAAGATTAAAAATCTTCATCGAAACCAATCTCACCTGAGTCGTCGTCAAGTTTACCATAGTCACCCACCCGCTTCTCGAAGAAGTTTGTCTTCCCATCGAGGCTGATGTTTTCCATAAAATCAAATGGGTTCTTTGCGTTCCAAATGGGTGGCACACCGACTTGTTTGAGAAGACGATCCGACACGTACTCAATGTACTCTGACATCTTCTCAGAGTTCATGCCAATGAGGTTACAGGGAAGTGCGTCTAAGATGAAACCCTTTTCAATGTCCACAGCTTCCTTCACAATGGCGTGAATGGTCTCGGTACTGGGTCTATTACGCAAAGTCTTGAAGAGTTCCACAGCAAACTCTTGGTGGAGACCCTCATCACGAGAAATAAGTTCATTGGAAAAGCACAGACCTGGCATGAGACCCCGCTTCTTCAACCAATAAATAGCACAGAATGATCCCGAGAAGAAGATCCCCTCCACACACGCAAACGCAAAGAGGCGCTCGGCAAAGGAGCGAGACTTTGTGTCAAACCACTTCATCGCCCACTGTGCCTTCTTTTCAATGCATGGCACGGTCTGGATAGCCTCAAAGAGTTCCTTCTTTTCTGATGGGTCTTTGATGTACTTATCTATGAGTTTTGAATATGTTTCACCATGAACCATTTCATTATGGCATTGGTACGCGTAGAATGAGCGCGCTTCGCTTATCTGTACCTCATCTGCAAAATTGTTATTGATATTCTCAAAAACAATTCCATCGGATCCAGCAAAGAATGCCAGGATATACTTTATGAATTTCTGTTCATTCTCATTGAGGGACTTCCAGTCATCCAAGTCTTTCGAGAGATCTACTTCCTCAGCAGTCCAATTGGACATTTGAGCCTTCTTATAGAGATCCCACAGGTGTGGATACTTCAGGGGAAACACAGTAAATCTGTGTAGGGTAGGCGCCAAGATTGGCTCATACTCATCCTCAACCCATTCCTGAAATTCAAAATAGTTTCCGATGTGACGTCCATCACTAAATATTTGAGGGTAGGAATCAAACCGACCACCACACAATTTTTTGAGATCCTCTTTCTCAATCATAACCTTTTCGTAATCGATCCCTTCCGATTCGCACAGTGTGACGGCGTGCTCGCAGTATTGACATCCTTCCTTCGAATAAATTGTGATTTTCATCTGTAGTATTATCGTTGATTATTTTTTGTCCTAAAATTTTAAGCATGATTGTCGCATCAGATATTAACCAGAATGATATAGTAAAATTACTTGTAAACGAAGACGGTATTGAAGACGAAATGTACGGGGTGGTTGGTATGAATACCGGCCTGGTTCTTGGAATAAGATACTTAAATGCCACAGAACTTGTATATAAATCCGCGTGTGTCTATCAATTGGAAGATGATGAGCATGATATGAGTCCAGCTCCCTATGAAAGTGTGATGGAACACTACCCAAGTGGAACAACCCTCGAAGATTTGGAATTCAAATCACTCGGCGATAATATGTACGCGCATCTAGATGAAATTGATATTGAGGATTCAGATTCCGAAATATACGACGAAGACGAAACAGACTCGGAGATGGATGACTTTATTGTTCCCGACGACGAGATCGACGGACAAGTCATACCTCCATCTGACTACAAAACCGTGGATAAAGAATGGAACGCGTGGGAGCCGAGATCCCCAGGCGCCAGGAGTTTTAAAGAAACCGTCAATATGATTGAAATGCACGCAAAGAACCACGCGGATGCACTCAATTTTTAAAAACCTAAGTTGTGGAAAACTATCAAAATTTTAAAATTAGCAAAAGGAATAACATGCTAGCTGCTATATGGTCCGATGTGGACAAACTTCTCAAAGATCAATCCGAACAAAAGCTAGTGGATATCAATATATGTAGAGAGTGTGATGGAACCAAGGTGATTGGTTCCGAGGGATTTCCGGTGTGTTCATCATGTGGTCTCGTGGATGCGACATTCATCGATGAATCACCCGAATGGACGAGTGGCATTTCTGACGATGGTACGGTCAATGATCCATCTCGGTGCGGAAATCCAAATGCAAATCCTGAATTGTTTTCCCAAAATTGGGGTAAGGGTACCGTCATCTCTACATATAGAGTGTCAACATACGAAAACAAACGTATGGCGAAAATTAATTTTCATATGTCGATGAATCACCGCGACAGATCTTTGTTCCACGCGTACAAAGATATCGACGAGGCGTGTCACACGCTTCCCGATTGTATTCTCAAGGATGCCAAAATTATGTACAGAAAATTCAATACAGAAAAACTTACTCGCGGTGCCGTGCGACTCGGTATCAAAGCTAATTGTGTACTTTATGCGTGTCGTCTCGCACAATTTCCGAGAACGACGAAAGAGATTGCGGATATGTTTGGTATTCAATCGAAAGACATTAGTCGTACGACACAAATATTCAAAGACACATTGATGGGTAAGACTGAAAAAAATTACGTCACGAAACCAATAGATATCATGCCTCGACTTCTCGGCCCTTTCAATGTATCGAGAGAGGAACGATTACAATGTAACAAAGTGTGCACCGCGCTCGAAGACTGTGTTGAACTCATGAGTAAGACACCCAATAGCATCGCGTCAGCAATCATACTCGTAGTACTCAGTGGTAAATATTCCAAGTCGGACATATGCGAAAAGTGTTCAGTCTCGGTACCGACGATCAATAAGATTGAAAGTATCATAAAAAAACACTTAGAGGTTAAAGCTCAAAAATAGTTAAATGACAAAGAAGGTCTTTTTGAGTACGCCATGCTACGGGGGGTTGTGTTTAGAAAAGTATATGATAGGTATAATAAAATTACAGCTTCATTTGATTAAACACGGTATTCAGTTGTATATCGATACCACTGAAAATGAATCTCTCGTGCATCGCGCTCGAAACGTGGCTGTTGGTCGCTTCATGCAAAAGACTGACGCCGAATACTTCATGTTTATCGATGCCGATGTCGACTTCGATCCTGATAGTGTATTGCGACTCATTAATTCTGACCACGACATCGCGGTCGCGTGTTATCCTAAGAAGTGTGTCATGTGGGACCAAGCGGCGAACGCTGTAAAAGGTGGAGACGATCGTAACATGGCCATGCTCTCGTCGAGTCTCGTGTTGAATTTCGGGGCTTCACGTCGCCCAGTTGAAAAGGGATTCATTGAAATTTTGGATGGACCGACCGGGTTTATGCTCATTAAGCGCGAAGTCTTTACGAAACTCGAAGAAAAGTTCCCAGAGCTGTGGTGCAAAAACGACCACCAAAATCGAGACTTTGATGATTACCACGCATGCTTCGATTGTATGATCGACCCAGAAACCAAACGATATCTCTCGGAAGATTATGCATTCTGTCGACGTTGGCAGCAGTGTGGTGGGAAGATTTATGCAGACATTAATACGACGCTCGGACACGTAGGGAATTTACCATTTAGTGGATGCCTCAATGAAAGGCTTAAGGCTTAGATACTATGAAAATAGAGTATGAAAATCACGACCATTCTCACAACTCGATCAAAATCATGTCACGTGAAGACATTACATACGATTCTTCGTTTGAATTTGAAGTGTCTCGAGCGCGGTGTGAATAATGAAATCGTATTCGTGAATGATGACCCGTATGAAAAGTGTGATGCTATCACGGATGCTGTGAAGAAGATGCCGGATAAGATTCTCTTTGTGGACTTTGGTGTGGGTATGGATGATGAATCGATTCTACAAGTGTTTGAGAAACATGAAGGTGTTGGGTGTCTTGTGTTTCCAGGTGTAAAGGAGGGTATCGACTGGGGACTTTTCAAAGCGAAGGTTCGTGATGATGAATGTCTCGAACCTAACAGTCAAATGGGTCTTCACTTTGACACAGAAGTCAGTCGAAAGATTTCGGAAAACCTATACACAGTCGAATCAACCGGAGCTCGCGTGTGGATTATGAATTGTAAAAATGCGTCGAAATTCTTGAAGGACAAGAAGACGGCAAATATTAAGATTCTTCCACGAGCTGAAAGTATGTTTCAAAAATTCAAAGAAAATGGGATGAAGATTCATGCATTTACGGCGGCTAAGTTAACCATGACTTACTCACATGAGTGCATTAGTAACATCCTCAACGCCGCAGGTGTTTCAACAAATTAAAGCTTAAAATCCATATATCAACATGTCTATACCGTCGTCGGAACCACTGTATAAATATGTCGTGGACTTCATACATAAAGTGTGGGGAACGAAAGAATATTTTCCCGGACCACAACCCATATCGATCGAACGCAAACATTTTCCAATCTTACAAAACAATGAATATGTTGTGTGTGAAAAAACGGATGGTATGCGCTACATGATGGTTGCGTTAACGTATGAGGGTGTGCGCAAATGTGTATTCGTGAATCGATCGTTTGAGATGTTTGAGGTATCAGTCAGTTTACGTCGTCCTGCATATGAAGGAACCATTCTCGATGGAGAATTGTATGAAGACACACTCATGGTTTATGACGCGATCATTATCAATGGCAAACCCGTTGGTCATATGAATTTTAAACAACGACTCGATGAGATTGGAAAGTTGTTGAAAACTATAGTCTACGTGAAGACGGATAAATATAGACTCAAACTCAAAACATTTTATCCACTCATTAAATTCAAAAAGTTTATGGATGAATATTTACCGACAGTGACACAAGAGGTTGATGGACTCGTATTCACACCCGTGAATGAACCGGTGAGAATAGGAACGCATGAGACGATGTTCAAGTGGAAACCGAGAAACAAAAACACGGTTGACTTTTATATGAAAAAGGACACAAGTTTCACGGGGGTTGGTCAGGTGGGACCACCCGTGTGGAAACTCTATGTTCAAGAAAAGGGAAAGTTGTTTTTTGAAAGTGAGTTTCCTATATCAAAAATGAATGAACCGTGGTTTGAGGAGGGTGCCATCGTTGAGTGTATGTACGTGACGTGGGAGGATGGTCCTTTGTGGTGGAAACCACTCAAGCGACGACGAGATAAAACATACCCAAATAATAGACGAACATTCTACCGAACACTTGTGAATATCAAGGAGGGCATTGAGATGAAGGAGTTTTTAGATTGTATACCAAGACATAATGCCCTGTACGGATAGGGAGTGCTTGTTCCGCGACAAAATCATCATTCTTGTAATACCATTTGCCTTTGTGTTTTGTGAAAGCAAGATAATGCCCACCACGCTGTACGCCCACGTGAATTCCTGACGCGACGAGTGAATATTCGAATGCATTAATATATATTTTATCCGATACATCGACGTGACTCTTTTTATCGAATGAAATCATAAGCACTTTTGGAAGTTCTGAAAAAATACATCGCGTCGTGGCGATGTGGTGCACGTTTCCGTCGTCATCGATGTAATCGGTGATTGGATTCCATTTCACAGAATCGTGAAGCATTTCTTCCATGGATGTACCCCTGGAACACATGATATGCATACCGAAGTCTTCGATTCGTTCTGACTTTCCACCGGGCCAGATGGTTTGTTGAACTTTTTTACCATAGAACCATTGTTTAATGATTGGCACGGACTTTTCTAAAATATCGATGATACACAAAATCGTTTCTTGGATGTCATGTTGTTCGTTGTCAACGAATCGTGGAAATTTCGTCTGAAAAAGTTTTAGAAGGAGTGTCACGTCGATCACTCGCATATCACTCACTTTCCAAAACAACCGAGTCATGTGTGCGTATACCTTTGTAAATTCACATGATCCCTCGTACCCATGATCTATGAAATAGTTTGAAAGACACGGAATATGAAGAAGGCATTGTAAACTTGTATTAAAATAACACGTGTTTCCAGAATTTAGAAATCCTTTCATTAGAATTTGTGCATAAAAAAGGCTTAAGAGGAAAACGCGAATGAGAAATGTAAGAAATCATGAACGTTGAATCTATTCTCAAGAAAGTTGAAGCCGCCTTTGATGCGAACAAAGACGACCCTTCCATTGAAGTAGAAATGCGTCTTGGGAAGTTTAACGGGTCTATGTTTGACACAAATGTCGGAAAAGAAGTTTTCGAACGACTATTACATGGCCTCGAACAATACGATGGATGGCAAGATGTCAAAACATCGTCATCTGAAGTATTTTACAGGGAGCGTGACAGTGTTCGCATGACTATCGACGATGAAACAGGTGATCAAACCATCATCCAAAAGCGTTCGATGTTTAAGGAAGATATAAAAAAGGTGAAGAATGCGCCGTTTGATGTCCGATTTAGCATCTGCCGAGAAGTACCCATGCCCGACGACGGTGATTATACGGATATGGATCGTAAACGATTCAAGGAGCGTAAATCATTCATCCGTAAGAACTTGAGCATAGACATGACAAAGTCTACAGGAGATACAGTCGACATGGACGCGGAAGACGCGACCTCGTATCAAGTTGAATTTGAGATCATCACACCGAGTAAAGTTGAGACATCTGAGCAACTCTTCAACATCGTGCACAAAATTAATGATGTATTTAAATTGTTGCCATCTAATAAATGATCACGACGGTGTTTTTACTTTTAATCGCTGGTGCGCTCATGTACGATAGAGTTGTTAATACAGATGAAGTCGCCGGTTCCAAGCACTTTTACATGAGCGAAGGTATGTCCAAGGGTATGTATAAGCGTATGGAAGATTCGGGTGTCACGTCTGAATCTTTAAAAGCATTCGTCCACATGGAGGATAGAATGCTCGAACTCGAACGTTTGGCTGTATGTAGTAGTATTCCAAGACATCTTGAAGTGACCGCACTTTCTCAACAAATAAAGGATCGTTTCCCGGCGTTTGATTTCACGTATCATGGTATTCACGTGAAACAAGCCGCTGAACCGAATCGCCTCATCAACAAAACTGTAACGTGTTAATAAGTGATCTGATTAAATATTTATGTAGCGGACTCTCTATCATATGAACTCGTCGAAGAATAAATAGAATGAGTTCATTATCATCGTCACCCTCTTTTTTTACGGCATTATTAGTATACGTGTACCTAAATTCTAGATATGACATCTCTTTTACCGATTCTCTACCGTTTCGTATATAGTCCGCGATCACGTAAATGATTCCATCGAGAAATTCTTCTCTCGCCATGTGCATCCATGAATCTTTCTTCGTACCCCACGTGATTGTATCGTCATCAACGCGAACACCGTGCCCATACTTAGTCTTGCCGAGTTGCAATCGCTCAAGAATAAGATTGCGTGGATCTTCCATGCTACTCATGGATCGCGTGATATCTTTATGTCGTTGGGATAAATTCCCATTGAAGATCACCACATATATTCTTCCATATGACATCTTGTTGATACAACTTCTCTTTCGACTTTAAGAGTGGAAAGTATTGAAGATATTCGTCTTCACCGAGCAACTCACAAAATTTATACAATACATACGAATAACTCAAGAAATTCTTTCGATCGAGCGGGCAGTGACGATCGAAAGGCTGTTGTATATCTTTGAACATGATTCGAAGACGTTCTTCGAGCTCTTGTGGCATGTTGGGGGGTTTTATACCGTTAAGTATGTTCGTGATGTATGGTACGTGTTCATAGTACTTATTGAGACGGAGCTTTTTCAAAAGTCCACGGATGCGTGTATGCGTGATTTCCTCGAGAGACTTAATCTTGAGCTTTTTGAGTTCGGCTCGAAGCTGTTCTATGACTTCATCGGGTATAGTCGTCATTTCTTGTGCCTGAAATTGTGACATTTGCTCATTGAAGTGATTCTCCCTCTTGTAAGAATAATTGACTATTTTCTCTGTATTCTCTTGTTCTTCTCTGTACGTGAGTTCTTCACTAATCAAGGATGCGACCACGAGACCGCATTGATCGCATATGAGATCGCTCGTGTCCCCGAAGAATACAATGTTACTTCGTTCACATTGGGGACACTCATCTTTCTTTCTTTCGAAAGGTCTATGGACATTCTGATTTTCGACATCGTTGAGATAGTCCATAAATATATCCTTTCTTTGTAGACCTTGTGTTTCTTTACAATTGAACACATTATCAATCGTCGTGACTGTCGCCGCGTCTTCGACGTGTCTGTTCATATAAGGCATACACTTGATTATGTAATTTGACATTTCATTTTCATATGTACTCTTATTTTGTGGGTCACTCTCGATTAACTCCTTCCACTTGTCAATCTTGTTGTTGTATCTACTTAAAAAGTTGCCCTCCATATAAAACAATGTTCACCAATCTTTTAAACCGTATTATTGTTTGGACGTATGGGTTTTATAAGTACATGACTACGTTACCGGATTATTATATTGATCATGTGAGCATGGACTACACGGTAAAACCGATGACAAAATACGAGATCAAGGATAGATTCTGGAAAGATGAATCTAAATATTGGGACCACGATACAGATGAGGTCTATTGTGATTTAATGTACAAGGATTTTGTAAACACACAAATTCCAGAAAATGTCACAAAAACTATTCTTCGTGTGAAATATTGGTATAATGGTAAAACGTACAAACTCATCACTGAAAATATGAATTTCTGTTTACCCGATGATATCAGTGATGGATTCTCGTTTAGTATCCCTTTGGGTGAAGCCTGGTTGGTTGATCATGATGATAAACCTGTAAAAGACATCACCAAAAAGGTGAAGCGATACGCTGGACCTAAAAACGATTTTCATGGTGAAAAGGTACGTATATGTGATATGTTATATTATACCGAAGAAACTCTAAGAAAGGACTACCCACACATTCGTCTAACGAACGCACTGGGGATGTCGAAGAATGTCAGTACACTCGAAGGATTTACAACTGATCTTCGCTTGCCTTAGTGGCGAGATAGAATCGAAGCTCACCGAGATCTGCGACGTTGTATTTCAAAATCAAAAAACGATTCGCTTCTTCTTGAAGAATTTGTACAGACGCGCACATGCTCGTCGCTTTCGTGAAGATGTTCAAATACTTCAATGAATAGAGTCCCGATATCAATGGACTCTCTTCATTGCACTCAATCTCCGTTTCTTGATTGGCGAAATCCCCGTCACATCGTAAACGGAGTTTCGTACCCACGCGCGTGATTTCAATTTCAGTTCCAATATTTGACATGTCTCGACACAGACGTTGTAAGTCCATGGAAGGTAGTGTCGTGACTGTTGTCATTTGAATATCAGGTACCTCAATTTGACTTTCATTAATATCGAGAAGTTTCAATTCAAAGTTGGTGCTCGTCTTCTTGGCCTCACTCACGATTTCAATGTTCATGAATTCTTTGGAGTCAACTGTAATCTTGAGTACATCATTATTCGTGATAGATTTTAACAACTTGAACGTGTTAGAAATGTTGATACCTGCGATGACTTCTTGTTCGCATACATACTCTTCAAAGTTTTCAGCAGGAAGAAACATATCGACGAGTGATGTACGCGCGGTATCCAAAGTGACGATGTACATCCCAGTCGGCTTAAAGTATATGTTCAGATCATTCAGTACATCCTTTAGAACTTCAAATGTAGATTTAAATGCCGATGCCTGAATCGTAACCAATCTCATATCTATAAGTCTAATTAATTACTTCTTTATGTTATTATACGCATCCGACACACTCATGGATATGCGCTGTTCGAGTTCTTTTGTGATGGCTGGCTGTAAGGATCTACCGTAACTATCCAAACTGAAAATATCCCCATCATCGTCATCACCTTCCAGTGAAGACACGGCACACGCGGAACCAAACCCACACCCACCGAAATCATCCGTCGGGAGAAGGGACTCAAGCCACGCCTTGATTTCGTTCCCGACGAGAATCTTTCCGTTTTGTGTTAGAAGTGTTGGAACTCGGCTAATAGAGTTTGCAAACTTCTGTGGGATGCCCTGGGTGTTTATATTATGGAACTTTACCAACTGTTTGAAAGTCTTGTTCTTTTGAATATAATCAATAATGTCTAGGCTATGTGCACACCTCGGACTGTAAACCAGTAACGACATTTATATGTACTGGTTTATTTTCTCAATTTAAATTAACGCATGATGAATGGATTGCCCATTGCCCTACTCCTGGTCGTCGCCCTCATGTTGACGATTAGACGCGAATCTTATACTGAAATTTTTGGTTTCTCAGGATGGAGCCAAGCCAATGAAGGGGTGATCCTCGATGACCCAGTCGAAGACATCTCGAAATATAGAATGGTCGAAACCAAGCTTGACAACGACACGATTGAACGTCTCGTGCTCGCGACGAACAAGGCGATCAAGGCGAAGACGGGTGTGTGTAATTACATTATCGAAACGACAACCATCAAGAAGTTTGTGGAACGTAACGGTACCAAGGAGTTTTATCGTGCGATGTTTATGGCGGTGAAAAACAATGGCTTTGCGTTTGGTTTTGCTGTGACGGTGGATGCTGAAATTGTTGGTGATGTTGTGAAGATCAAGTCTCTCCGTACGCAACCGATCGACGCCGACATCCCAAATGACATCAAGCCGTTCACTGATGGTGAAGCTGGTCAAGACTTTATTGAATACACGCTCGTCAAAGAGAAGGCGATGCCTACCAGAAGTGAGTTTGAAATCGCCAAAAATAAATTCCGTTAATTGTAATGATCAACATCAATGATGTTCAAAAGATCGAAAATACACGAAAACAAATAAAAAAGGAAATATATACCAAAATATTTGAACAATTTTCGAGAAAGATTAAACAGACGGCTGAGTTTGGTCAGAAACAAGTCTTTCTCCGTGTTCCAAGTGTTGTTATGGGATATCCTTCGTTTGATCGTGCCATCGCCGCGAGGTATCTCCAACGACAACTCGACAATGGTGGATTTATCACACAGTTAGTTTCTGAGATAGATATCTACGTCACTTGGGATGTCAAAGTAACCAGGGAATCGAAAAATGAACAGGAAGATCCAGACGTAGAATTTCCAAGTTTCGTCAATCTCAGGAAGGTTGCGAATCAGTATAGGAAGTGAGTGCGTGGTAATCTTTGTATTTAAAACCCCACTTAAATCATAAATGGACAATTTAAACGTACTCGTCGAAGCGAAGAAAGAGTATCTCGGACAATTGTGTCATCTCATGACCCCGGTTATGATTGAAGTGTTTCAGGATATGTACGATGAAGCAGACAAGCTCTCAAAGGGGCGAAAGGTGCTCATCATGTATCAAAAGCTTCTCAAGGAAGTGCCGAATTGGAGTAACGCCATGTCAAAGTCGCATTCTGATAACATCACGGAGCGGTGTGCGTGGTTTAGTGATCTTCTCGCCGCTGTTTTTGTCGCGTGCACGAAAATTCTTTCAGCGGTTCGTTTGAAGTCTGACAATAAGAAGATCAGTTTGAAGCTTCCCACGAATGAAGTGTTTATTCAAACCGTGTACAACAACGCCGCGAAAAATCTGTACAAAGATCCGTATGTGTATCACGAAGAACAATCGGAGTATACTCGCGATGAAAAGCTCGTCGCGCGTTTCAGTGCGTGCATCGAAGAATCCATTAAGGAATTAATTCCGGTGCAACAAATCCTTCAAACGTATATGTCACAAGAAAGCAAGGACATCGATATCGGTGAAACCGATGATCCCGAAGATCCCGATATTTTCGACGGAGAACCGGAAGCCGAGCCGATGGCTGAGCCGATGGCTGAGCCGATGGCTGAGCCGATGGCCGAAGCTGAACCAGAAGGAGGAGCCTTTCCGGCGGACGTCGAAGACATCGCACCAGTCGAAGAATTAGCGCGTCCGATGGGTTCCCCACTCGATAACGAGTTCAAGACGATTAATAATGTTCAGGACCCATACCCCCAACCTGAAGCCGAGACTCAAGACGAAAACGTCTTTTTCGGGGACGCTCCAGAACGCAGAACAAAAAAAGTTGGCTATAATTAAATGGAACTCTCCGACTATCTTCGAGATCCCGTTTGGGCTGCGTTGATCGGTGGACTCATCACGGTTATCTACATTCACGCGAAGGCGCAACTCAACAACGAAGGTAAGCTTCAAATGGCTCAGTACACGAAGCCGGCGGCACTCAACGCCATTCTTATTTATTTTATTGTTTCGAACGGTATCGGTCAACGTGAGTCGATTTCAACGGAACCTTTTTAGACTTAAAGATTTTGAGGGTATAGTATTAAAATGGCGTCGGTTTCTGCTTTTAACGACATGATGACTCAATTTCTTGTGGAATTGCACAAGACATTCCCACAGGAGAAAGGCATTAAAAAATTCATGACTCAGTTTGAACTTCTCAAGGATGCGAATCCGAGAATGGCTGTCGATACGTTTATGACTGGAATCAGTCCGTATGCGGATAAGATTTCACAAAAGGATGATTCGTTCATTCTCGAAGATATCAACAAAATTGATTATCTCTGTGAATTGAATTTCAAGGACAATTGGAAGGCGTCCCTCTCGACGAACACGAAGGATGCGATCTGGCAATATCTCCAAACGCTCTACATGCTTGGAACGACGATCACCGCTATTCCGGCAGAGACGTTGAGTATGATTGAAAACATCGCAAAGGATTGCGCAGACAAAATGGGTGACGATGGGACGGGTATCGACGAAGCTGCACTCATGAAGACCATGAACAGCATGTTTGGTAACCTTATGAAAAAATAAACCTTACATTATATAAATGAAGGCTTGGTTTGACGACCCTAAAGAGTTGATCAAGGCGGATAAGGTTTTGCAATTCTGGCCAACCAATAAACAATCTCCAGAAGAACGCGTGAATGCCGCTTCAAGATTCGTCATTTACGCGACCTGTTTTCTTTATTTGATTCGACGTGATGTTCGTGTCTTTGTGTTAGGTGCGACCGTTCTCGGTGTTCTTTATGTTATGTACAAGGCGAAGATGATCAAGGAGACCTATGGACGACCGATGTTTGGTGGTCAGGGGTGTCAGATGCCGTCGATTGATAATCCGATGGCGAATGTTCTATTGACGGACATTACTGATAACCCCAACAGACCACCGGCGTGTGATTACTCGTCGGTTCGACCTATTGTTCGAAGTTTTGTGGATGATCGCATCCCCTATGATGCAGGGAGGTCGAGATCCCCACTTCCCATGTATCAAAAGAGTGCCGCCTCTCGACAATTTGTCAGTGGACCGGTCACCTCCATTCCAGGTGATCAAACGGCGTTTGCCGAATGGTGCTACGGTGATAAGCATCGTTCCTTATGTAGAAGTGACACGGGTGCTTGCAACCCCAATGCGAGAGGTGCTCAGCTCGGCGCTTTCTCGGGATTAGATTTCAGCGGAGACAGACGATAAATATTCTTATCTAATAGTAAATGGCATATCAGCTCCAACCTGGCTTGTCGCTCGTTGAAAATCCGGCAATCCCGACAAACCGCGCGACGGATGACGTTTTCGTATACCCTCAACCGAGTACGTTGAACTATGGTTCGAGACCCCAGACCATGTTGTATGGCACGGCGCCATATATGGCTGGTAAGGGATCCCCAGCGCAATACATCGACACGAGTGATGAACTCAGACCGCAGTCGACGTCACAGTTCAACAAGTTCTTGGTGAAGACGCACGAACGTAACTTTTTCCCTCTTCAAAACATTGAATGTAAGCTTCCGCTTCAGTCTATGACCTATGAACCGACGAGCACCCGAGCTGATCTTCAGAATGGCTTGTTTAACCAAAGATACCACAATAAAAATATTAGCAAGAAGTAAGAATGGCTGATCCCATCTCAGTTTTAGCGGTAGCTGGCTTGGTGTATGCGGGTCGATCCCTCAGTAAGGACACTGAACCTGTTCAACTGGGACCTCGTCTCATCACCGAACCACAAGAACCACTCTTGTCTGATCAAGTTCCGGAATTCAGAGAAAATCGTTTTGAGGCACCCGTTTCCGTGCAGCCGAAGAATGAAACCCCGTCGTTTGCGGTCATCGCTCCACAACAGCGAAGCGGTGGCCAAGAAATCTTGAATATGCGAAACCGTATGTATGACCAAGGGCGTATGAATAACCTCTCGCCGATTGAAAAGCAAATGGTTGGTCCGGGTGTTGGTGTTGGACCGAACGTTCCCGCATATGGAGGATACCAACAACTTTTCCGTGTCAATCCGGTGAATGTCGGTGAATACCGTTTGACTACGCTTCCAGGTCGATCTGGTCCGGCACACGATATCTCCGGTGGTCGTCACGGCCTCATTGGTGAGGTCACGCATAACATGCCAGAAAAGACGGCGTTTCTTCCGAATCGACGCCCAGAAATGCCGGGTCGCGCACAGGGTATGGGTGGACGCATGGTTCGTCAAGAGCACGAACGTACCAAGCGTACGACCAATAGATCGGAGACTGGTTTGCGCACGGATGGTCTTGAAAATGCCCCAGCCAAGCGATTCATTCCATTGGGAACGATGGCTCAAGACCCGACACGTAATAAGTCTGATGCAAATGAATTCCAATACCAGTACAATAATCAACCGGCTCCAGGTATTCATAACTTCCATGGTGGTTACAGGAACGCTCCGGGTAGCATGATCGCCCAGGAACGTGGCCACACGGGATACACCACAGAACAACTCCAAAACTATGGTTTCCGTGCAGATGATCGTCGTGGTAAGGCGAACAGAGCGGGTAATGCTGGACGCATGAATGTCAGAGAAACAGCCTTGAAGCAGGGTGGTGTTCTTTCGAGTGTTCGTGCCGATACCACGCGAATTGATGGACGCATGAACGCTGCCAACGGTGCTTGGACGCAACAATACACCAATGACAAATACTACAACTTCAACGCCTATAAGGGTAACGAAAATCCCAACGCCAGATGCAATGAGCTCGATGTCGCGAAGAACCAACTCACGAATAATCCGTTGGCTCAACGCTTCTATTAAATTGATATAGATATCCGTGTAAAACAATCATTAAAATATTTGTACCTATATTTTAATGAAGGTCTACAGCCTCGACATAGATAGCAGTGAAAGAGATGCTACCTTGTACCCATCGCCATCGAATTACGTCGTGAATCTCAAAAGTCCAATCTATAACGTTTCAAAGATTTCGCTCGTATCAGCAAAAATCCCAAACACACAACTTCTCATTCATTCCGCAAATAAATCATTTACCGTGGATGGAACACTCGTCGTGCTCGATGAGACAAACTACTCGAATGCACATGATCTCGCGACGGATTTGTTAAATGAACTCGCACCACCCGTATCTAATGTGACATCAGTCATCTATGACGATGACACGAATGCTCTCACATTTTCCAATGTCGGTGACTCAAATACCTTCACGTTTGAGTTTGGAAGTGGTCTATATGGATACACAAGCAATGCATCTGCAAACACCACTCCCCATCAAGTATTAGGACTCGCGTCGCTCGATTATACGTCATCAAATGGTCGTATCGTCACAGGCGCTGTGAATCTCAATGGACCAACATCAATCATCGTTCGCGTGAGTTCTGGTTCTGATCAATTTAACAAGACTGTCTTTTCAAATACACCTTTTTATACGGGACGTATTCTCACGAAAAATGGTGAAATCATACACGCAGGCGCCGACGATCCATTAACACATGAATTTCATTCTGGACCACAACGTTCTATTCACGAGTTATGTGTCGAGTTCTTCTATATGAGTCACGGACGACTCATTCCCTATGATTTTAGAAACCAGGATCACGTACTTAAATTTGAAATTACAGGATCTACTGATAAACTCGAAAGTTTGCCTAAAGTTGATCGAAAAACGGAGTTACCGCCACCAATAAGTATTCCCGAATTGGAGAATCCTTATAGATGGAAAGAGTATGCGTCCATAGCTTTGATTGTTTTTGTTGGCATCATTGCTTTGATGCTCACGAAACGTAAACCACAGGTGATTACGCCCGCGTAACCGCGTAGACCGGTTGGAGGGGTTTGCGAACACGAGACGACATTTGCGACATGACCAAGTACACGGTCACCGACAAGAGCGTCGTGAACAAGGCAGTCAACGTGTAGTGCATACCACCGTTACGTTGAACCTTAACGATTTGGTTGATCAAGAATCGAACCAAGTCCATCCACGCAAGCGCGGCCGCGAAGGAAAAACCGGCGACGACCGCGTTAAGGGACTGGGACTCAAGCTCCTGGGTGACCAAGGTGACGGCATCGATCGCCTGCTTCATTGTATAGTATACTATACTTATAGAAATTATTCGGGAAGCAGATCTTCTTCGAGTGCAATTTTTTTGTACTCTGTCTTTTTATACCCACGCGTCCTGGATGTATCACTGTCGCTGTCACTATCCGAATCGGAATCAGAGGCACTATCATCATCGATGACTTTAAATTCATTCGTGGTCCATCCCTCCACAGTGCTCATTACTATTAATAGCATTTTTTAAGAGCTCTTCTACCGGACTTTGTGGTACCCACGAATCCCATGCGTCATACGTCTCGTTAATGGCTTTAAATGCTGGATCGTCTCCTGAGTACCTTACAAATTCAATACTGTCATCGTCAATGATGTCAATATCGTCGATGTCTTCTTCGTCATCAATGTTTTCGTAAATTTCGGGAAAGTAACTTCCAATATGTTGTCCAACTGTGCGCATGGCACAATATTTTGCAGCGTATTCAAAGTCTTTACTGACGATTGCGTCTCTTCCACACGCTTTTGCATATTCGCATGAAAGGATGATAGCCCTTTCGATGACTGGTGTCACAATATCTATGATAGTTTTCAAATGACTTTCATACATATCGTTACCCGTATCACTGAGATCAAAACCAGTCTTCATTTATTAGTTGTCTCCAAAAATAGTTTGTGCAATTCCATCCATAATTCGAAGGATGTTGTAACTTAGGGCGTATACACGTAAATCGCGGTCGTGTGTGTCATTTGGTGTGACATTCATTTTAAGGGTTTGATTCTTGATGAGTGTAAAGTTCTTCTGACCTGTGGGGTATGGTTTTTCTGGTTCAAATCCGAAATTGTACGAATAAAATCGTCGAATGAGAGGCGTTTTTGCGTGGTGAATACCAGGTTGAAGCGCCTTTAGAAACATAAATTTACCCGTTTCACCTGAGATGATTTGTTCATCGTCGAGACGTAAATCGAGAGACACAAGGTTTTCATAAAAGAAGAGACGATTATCAACCGCCACGTAAATGTTATCATAGTCAAACGGACTCACAAAATCAGAGAATTTACGTTTATTCTCGCGTTGAATAACGAAGAAGAGTTCTTTGACTGGATTTACAAACGATAAATTAAACGTATTGTCACGAACACTCTTTGGAATTTTGAATGCATTCTCCTGAAGCTGTGTGATCACAAAGTCTCGCCGTGTGTGTTGAATCTTGAGTCGTTCAGCGCTTTCAAGAAAGATGAGTTCAAGGTTCATGTTGAACTTTTTAATTCTATTTTCGAGATAGGATCGTTTCAGTTGATCATATACACGAACATGACCCGCACTCGTACCGGTTCCATCGTTCGATTTTGCACCGGCTGCAACGCGCGTCCCGTCACCTGAAACTGCAACGGACCAACCGAGTTCATCACCAAGGGCTTCGGCGTCGAGGTCTTTACCAACTCGAGCCCAGCCACTCAAACCATACGTATACACGCGCACATGTCCCGCATCCGTACCAGTTCCGTCGTTCAAGTTTGCACCAACGACGAGAATACTTCCATCGTCTGATAGTGCGACCGAGGTACCACTTTGATCACCCAGCGCTTCACCGTCAACATCGGATCCGAGTTGTGTCCAATTACCATTGACGTACTCAAACACACGCACGTGACCCCGAGAGCTTGAATTCTTCGGACCACCGACAGCGAGTCTGTGACCATCTCTCGCAAAACTAATGGAAAATCCAAATTCATCCCCGGGGTTTTCACTTTCGATGTAGTCACCAAGCGGAAGCCATTCTTGTGTGATTGAATTTAAGTATAACGTTCTGAAATAACTCGTGCCATCTGGATTGTTCGCGCCACTCGCCACACGCAATCCGTCACCCGAAATAGATACACTGTATCCGAGTGCATCACCTGTTACCCGGCCAAGTTCAGTATGTTTATGTACCCATGCACCTTCTTCGTATTTATATATATAGAAAACACCTTGCGACGTCGCATATCCACGACCACCGATGACAATCGTATTCCCGTCATCCGAAAGATCGACCGCATTCCCAAAGTTCAAGTTTAGATTTGACGCGTGAATCACTGGATTTATCGCTTCACCACTTCCCCACGTGGTTCCATTCCATCGAAAGATCTTCACCTGACCGTTATTCGAGATGCCATTATAATTATGATCTGGTGCACCGACTGCGAGAATAGTACCATTCGATGAAAGTGAAATCGACTGACCAAAGAAATCATTCGCAACACTTCCATCTATATCCGATCCTAACTGTGTCCACGTCTGATTAACGAGTTGGTACACCCGCGCATGTCCGGAATCATTCGGTACCGCGTCGTTATTTGGCGCCCCGACCGCCATGATGGATCCATCTTTTGATAACGCCACTGAAAAGCCCGACTCATCACCAATCGCCTCACCATCGATATCGACACCAATTTGAAGATAATTACCAACTTCATAGCCAATTCCAGCAGTCGTGTGTGATGCATAGGAAGTCACGTTGTTCAAGAGAATTTTTGTGTTGTCGACGACGACATCTTCAATGTTTCTAAACTTTACCTCTATTTCGACTTCTTGCTTGTCGATGGCACACAGAGGTATCGCGAGTTCTGGGTTTTTATAAAAGTAAAAAGGAACATCGACGAAATACTTTTCACGTGTAGTCGCCGTACCGAGATAACCAATGATGGTTGGATCAGCGACACGCACAGATGATTGTCTATTTGGATACTTTCCAATGAGTTTGGATAGAGCGGTCTGGTTCGTCTGTGTGCAGTTGTGTTCTGAGTAAATTTGTAGATAATCGCTCGGAATACGTTGTATTATTTTACCACCGATGATGAGGTCCACGTATTCAATCATGGCATGCGCGATGGACTCGACGTACCCAATACCACTACTCGAAGCATTCGGAATCGCGTCGAGTTCAATTTCAAAACTTACTGTTTTTAAAAGATCTCCAATATTAACCGGAATCCGGCTACGAAGTGTGGTTCCGAATTCGGGTACACCGTCAAAATCATGTTTCGTGAATGTTTTCGCGAAATTTGTATGTCTGGAAAACCGTTTCGTGAAATATGTAAATTGCGGTTCAACCGTAAAAAACCTGTCCTGTGGACCGGTTGTCTCGAGCTGAAGTCTACCAGCCATTACTACTATAAAGGGTTAAAATTTTAAACCAGCTAATCCACTTTGAATGCACAGAACGTTATAGTTCTTTGCGTAGACACGAACCGTGTTTGGACCGTTCGTCGTCGAGTCGAGTTTAATCGTAAAGAGTTTATGATATACACGACTCATATTTACTTGACCTGTTGGGTATTCGACTTGTGGGTTTTCGGAGAATGAATACACACCGAAGATTGGATTAACCGCTGTAACACCAAGCACCGTTGGTGAGTTCGTGTGGTGGGCAAACGGTTGTTGGTATGTAATAAATTTATGATCAGCGTTAAATATTTGATTGTCGTTAAACTTCAATTCAACATTATCAATCTTTTCAAAGTTTAATGGAAGGTTATTGCTGGTATAGTATTCGTTTTGTGCGACAAAATACATTTCTTTGACTGGGTGTTGAAATTTAAGCATCACCGACTTTGTATCCACACCGTAAGGCATGACAAACTGTGACATTTGAAGTTGGGTAATCACATACTCAAGTGGGCGAGTCAATAAATAATTCTTTTCATCCGTTCCAATGAATACAAATTCTGTATCCATAGACACATTCTTAATCGACGCCGTCACGTTCGAGGGGATGATGTTATTTTTCGTGTCTCGAACAATCTTATTAAGTGGTCGCAACTTCAAACGAACTTGGACCAATTGTTTCGTCAATGCACACACAGGAATCGACAAGTTTGGAAATCTATAGAAGAAGAATGGTAAATCAATGAAGAATGTGTAGTCGTCGCGATACCCAAGATAGTTTCCATGACTATTCAAAAAGTAAAGCGACTGTGCGACGTCGTCATCATTATTGTACAATTGTTGATGCATGAATATGTATTCTCCTGTGATTCGCTCAATCGTCTGTCCACCGATGAGAAGTTCTGCATATTCAATGAGTTCCGTACACACAGATGGCACGTATACGAGGTTATTGATTAAATTACTCTCGTCTGGTGTTGGATCACTCAAGGTTATCTTAAGGGAAATGTTCTTAATCAAGTCACCTTTGTTTTGTGGTACACGGCATTCGATAATTTCACCAAAGTCAATTTTACCATCAAACGGACTTTCAATTTGTTCGAGTGCAAATTTACTGTGTCGTCTGAACAATGTCAGGAAATAGGAAAATTGTGGTTCACCCGTGAGCCATTGATCTTGGATACCAGTGACAGCGAGTCTCACACGTCCAGACATATCTACTGTATGTGAGTAAAATTTTGCGAAATAAAACGGTTCACTACAGTAGAATGAATCTTCAACTGAGGAAATTCAAACCCGAGAATATGAGCGACGATCGGGTGTGTGTATTCATAGGTAAGCGTAACACGGGGAAATCAACCCTCGTGAAAGACATTATGTATCATAAAAAACATCTTCCAGCCGGGATAGTCTTGTCGGGTACCGAGGAAGGAAATCACTTTTATTCAGATTTTATTCCAGATTTATTCATTTACGGAGATTACGATCGAGAGGCGATCGAACGTGTGATGGCCAGGCAACGCAAACTGGTGGGTGCGGGTAAAGATAATTGTGGTGCATTTATGCTTCTTGATGATTGTATGTATGACTCAAAGTTCCTTAAGGATACGTGTATTCGTCAGTGCTTCATGAATGGTCGGCACTGGAAGATCTTCTTTATGCTGACGATGCAGTATGTCATGGATCTTCCACCAGCACTTAGAGCAAATGTAGACTACGTATTTATACTCAGGGAAAACATTATACAAAACAGAGAAAAACTGTATAAATCTTTTTTTGGTATATTTCCGTCGTTTGATATGTTTTGTAAGGTCATGGACCAATGTACAGAAAACTATGAATGTCTCGTACTCGATAACACTGTAAAATCTAACAAGATTACAGACTGTGTTTTTTGGTATAAGGCAACAGTTCGTAAGAATTTTAGAGTTGGTGGTCCTAGTTTATGGCAAGCACACAGGAAAATGTATAATCCTAAATACTCACAGCAGAAGGATGATGATGCAAAGAATGCAACAAAAAAGACTCGACTCACTGTAATCAAAAGAAAATGAAAATGCGTCACTCATATGTTTCAAAAAACTCAGGCTATATAAATGTCTGACATACGAACGATGAACCTAAATGATAAGGATGATGGTATGGTTTCGCTCGATAACCCATCGACTACGTTTGTGCAAGAAAACGTACATGAAAAAAATATGAGTCAAAGTAAAGATACAACGACCATGGATTCCACGCCGATTTCCGAACTTATGGGCAATGCTTCCGCGGCACCGGATATCATGGCTCCGCCGATGATGACTGCCGAACCGCGTATGCAAAGCGTTCTCGCGACGGCTCCGCAAATGCCCATGCACCAAGCACCGGCGCATTCCGAAGAAAAGAAGGTGGAACCAACGAGTAAAAATATTATGAATTTGACGGATGATCAATTGTTTGCCTTGATCGCCGGTGTATGTGCGGCTGCCGCTGTGAGTAGGCCGGTCCAGGAGAAGCTTGCGAGTACTGTACCCAAGTTTCTGAGTGAGAATGGCTCTCGAAGTGCGGTTGGATTGGCTTCGACGGGTCTCGTCGCTGCCGTGATTTTCTACCTCACAAAGACGTATATCGTGAAGAATTAATAATTCACAACGTTCATCGCCGATGCCATGGGTTGCGTGGCTGCTGCATTGTTCGCAGTTTCCCAACCCATTTGAGTGTAGAGCGTCTTATGAATACCCGAATAATAGGTAATCAACGCACCCAACGTAAAAGTGGTCACAAATAATGCACTACCTTGCAGTGTTTTCTTTGTGTCTTTACCGTATTCCGTCACGGTTTCTTGTGACTTTTTACTTACACGCCCAAACGCGAACGCCAGGAGGAATGAGAAAATAGACGCAATAAACATGAACTTTTGATCCACCGCAAGTTGTGGGATATTTCCAACGATCAATCGAAGAACGTTTGGCATAACGATTGTCATTAACGCGAGGCGGGCGTTATAGTTTTCGATGAACAGGGGTGTCTGAGTCAAAAGCATAACAGCGGCCCATAAGCCAATTGCTTTTGCAACGAGGGACACTGGAGTCTTCATATAAATGTAGTAAAGATTATTTATCCTGAATGTACTGACCACAGAACTTTGTCTTTGACGAGATCTTTTCATATATTCCAAGATCAATACATATTTGGCGGAGTTCTATAAAATTTGTCCAGAAGTCTTCAGAATGTGAATACTCTTGTACTGTCGCGTGTGCGAGTTCGTGAATGAGCACGTGAAAGATTTGATTCGAGTTCTGACCATCAATACACAAACCAATATCAACACCCTTATTCGTATTGTAGCCGATCGGTCCACGAGTTCTACGCATAGCCGTGATGGGAATACACCGTGTCAACATATTGAATTTCTCGTTATTCGTGTCAGCTAAGTGTTCACGCAATCGCCTGTATTTTTCTTTAACCTCGATGAGTCTCTGCGGTTCACGCGTATATGTGAATATCACAAAGTTAATAATGATGAGCAAAACCCAAGCTATCATTTCTTATATACAAAGATAAATTTACTATAGAGTTCTGAGATTGGATTCCCATCAAGTCCCTGCCATATTTCTAGTTTGAATCCCAACTCCTCTAGATGTGTGATTAAGAGATCCTTAAATGCTATAGGTTCTGAACGCGGTCCATCGGCATAAAACGGTGTATCGACGAGATGTACGAACAATTTCTCACCAAATCCGCCATTTCCTGGATGTCTCATCTTGAAAAAATTCCCAAGCTTGTCCGTCATCGGTGTTCTAAACATGATCTTTTCCGAATCTGGAATGATACCGATGAGACGCCCTCCGGGTCTCATACGTTTCCGTATTTCGCGTATAGAATCAAAAAACATATCACGCGTTTGAAATATATAATGGAGTGAAAAGTTGTAACAAATGATATCAAAGTGTCTGTGTGGACAATTGAAAATATCACCGTGATAAAAATTCACACGCATTTTCATATTCTTTGCTCGTGTTTTTGCTTCTTCGAGTGCTGATGGCTCTGGGTCACACATGTTTATGTTTGCCCCACATGCACGCCATTTTTGGAGATCCCCACCAAATCCACACCCCACATCGAGAATTTGGTAGCCTTCTTTCGTGACTGACTGAATCAGTGCACGCTTCGCATCATTGTGCGTTCTGCGAAGGTCTTCCATTTATATTTACTATTCTCAGTCTTTTAAACGACTTAGTGACTCAAAAGGCTTAAAGTTTAATACCGTATCAAGACTATAATGACTTCTCTTGAACAAGATTACACGACAGTTCCGGGACAACTCTTCGCGTGTTTGTCCGTGATTGGACCCGAATGCCCTCAAAAGAATGATAAATTTGGCGTTAAGATCCGTGGTGCCTTTGCGACTCGTGATGAAGCTGCAAACCACGCGAAGCGTCTTCAAAAGGAGGATTCGACGTTTGACATTTACGTCGTCGACATGTACAAGTGGTTATTGATTCCACCGGATCGCGACGCGATTGAAGATGTGCATTATCAAAACGAAAAACTTGAAGAAATCATGCAAGGTTACAGAGAAAACCAAATCCAAGCGGCACGGATGTTCGAAGATCGCAAGAAGGACATGATGTCTGTGCGTGCAGATGGTTCGTACATCAAACCTGGTGATGAAAACTCCAAGTATTACACGAAACCAGACGAAGCACCGATCAGTCACCCAGCCGAAGTCTTGGAACGATTGCAAAAAGAAAAACCGGATGCATCAATGGAAGATCTCGTCAAGGAAGCGGATGCCATCGTGGCTGCCGAGGTCGAGGAACGACGAAAGAGACGAGAGGCCGAGGCCGAAGCCGAGGCCGAAGCCTCGACCAATGGGACGATCGAGGAAAAGAATGAAGAACCAGGTGAGGAAGTGACGTCTGCGTAAAAAAATTATGAGTGTAATGTAATATGCTCAGCGTCATTCTTAATATTATTACATTAACTATCGTCGCGGCGCTATTTATTTTGTTTTTTTCCTTGTACAAAAAGAGAAAAAACAAAAGTGATACTGCTTATGAAGTGGGGTTAGAATTGCTAAAAGACCCACTTGTCGTGAGTCGTGCATATTTCACGGAACCGGCGACGGGTGATATCGGTGATTTCGAACCATTCCCAACCTCAGGATGGTCTGAGGATGACTGGTTGCATGGTTTTACCCATAAAAAATCCTAAAATGAAAGCTACAAAAATAATAATATACGCCGTCTTATCGATGGATGAAAACACATCATTAGTCTTGTTTGCATCGATCGGTTGCCATTGTTGTTGCATACCCGGAAAAACGGGTGGCGGCGGGGGAGGCGGCATGTGGTGACCATATGCATGGTCCTGTCGTTCGTCATAAAAATCATCACGGTTATCGTAGTCTTTATTTAACGATTCAATTTCAGACTTGTAATCAATGGGGTTTCCTATATCCGTCTCCATTTGTTATACAAATCATCTTTTTTTTAAGCTAAATTTCCTCATCTGACTCGGACTCATCCACGACAAAATCCTTAAGATTTCCATTTTCATCAATCTCTTCATCTTCTTCATCCATATCGGAATCATCTTCGGAATCATATTCCTCGTCAGTGTCAATATCACTACCAAAATCAGAATCGTGTTCATCTTCATCGTAATCATCCATGAGATCTTCTTCAGTAGGCTTAAACAATTCCGGTCTCTTTATTTGACGTCCTGAGCGAGTCCTTGTGGTAGACATTTTCTTTTTAATTGATTCTATTGTTTAAGTATTTTGGATAAAGAACATCACCTTTATTGATCGCAATATTTATGAGTCGGTTCTCGAATGCGTACCCAATCCTTTTGGTGAGTTCATGAATAGGCTCCTGTATGTCATAATCTCCAGATTCGGCGTATAAGGCGATATCTTCAAGACTATCGAGTGATTCAAGCATATACTTTTGAGCCGTACGCACATCCACATACATGTGTCTCTGCGCCAAATTAAACTTTGATATGAATTGCATGAATACAGTTGGATTAACGCCTGAATATTGATGGGCTTCGCGCTTAAGATCGGTGAACGGGTCTTCTTCTGACTCTTCTTTAAAGGCGAGTTTTGAAGCTAGCAGTATACCAACACCAAGTAATATAAACGCCATATCTGTAATTACATGCTATTTTTTATTTGGGTACAATGCATCCATGGATTTCGTATTCAGAGCATATACACGACCTTTTTTCCGACACACCTGACAATCCTGAAATATTTTACCTTTTTCAATCCTAAATGATGTAAACTTATCGTGATCAATTTTAGCCAATTCACAATAATTTGAAGTCGTCGCGGCGATGTACTTTTGTCCTTCCTTTGAAATTTTAATCACTGTGATGTCATTTCGTTTTGGTATGCACGACCGAATGTACTTCTCGACGTGTGTCTTCGCGTCACTGTAATCAATCTCAATTTTTCCCTTTTTCTCTGTTTTTATATTCGGACACTGCTTCACATCTTCCTTTTCTGGATACAAACGTTCAACGATCTGAGGCTTGAGTACGTGACGTCGTCCACAAAAGTCTTTACAGAATCCGTCTCTACGGTCTCGAAGTGTTTCACATCGACAGAAACACTTCTGTGTGATCTTGTCACCGCTGATGTAAAACCATACGTGATTTGAACCATGAGATCGCTTTAGATTTTCACAATACTTTGACGTTGTGGACGCGAGATATTGATTCTTAAATTTGAAGAGTTTTGTAATGTGTGCGTCACCCTGTCCTTCGAGATTCTTTCTAATGAAATCCTCGACGAGCATTTTCGTCTCTTCGTCGTGAAGTTCATCTTTCGTCTGTACATCTGTAAACGATCCCTCTTTGATTGTGCGTGAAGGACTCTCAACATGTACGAATTCCTGGTTTTCTGTACGAACCGCGGACATGGCTAGGATGTCTTTGTCTGGTAATTGGTCTATGCGTAAAAGTGTACTGAGTGGTCCAGTTTTGTATACGAACACTGGAAGATATGGTCCTTGTGTGATTTTACCACTCCCTAAACACCCGTCACACCCTTTACCTTCACATGTGTCATGTTTCGCCTTTTTATGCGACCATGGCATACGAAATCCACTTCCCTTTGAACGTCGTTGAACATCACCGTATACAGACGAATCTATGATCTCATTCCAATCGATCGACTTTTTAGCGGTATACAAAGCCACGAGGATGTGTTCTCGAAGCGCCACCGCTGACACCTGATTCACGACAAATCCGGGCCAATTCATATGGATACCCGTCTTTGTGAGATTACCAGCCTTTTTAGGCTCTGATACGGATATCAAACATTCTTTACCACCGTGACGCTTGACTTTGTCACATATGACTTTGCATATGTCTTGAATCTCTTCAATACTCAAGGCTTCTGTATTTTTGTAGTCTATATCGACGAAAAAGTTGTACGTCGGTGTCTTTTGTTCGACGACATAAACCTTTTCACCACGGTGAACACACTCTACATACTTTGTATAAAACTCGTCCAATTTATCAAATGGCACGGAGAGGACTCCACCGTCCATGAGCACATGTGATAATTGGTTTCCATGAGTAAACCCCCTTTGGGAACACCAACGTTTAAACATACTTACATTGTATACGCGTCTATTTTTTAATACCTACTCACAGACGTCACAAATGATAGGTCTTGCAACTCTACACTTGAAGATAATTCATTCTTTAACACTAAAAGCTCATAGACTTTCATGTCTTTAATTTCTTCAATCTTTTCATCCGCCTGTTCGGGTGTAAACGCCCTGTTATCGATAAAGAGGTCTTTAATTTGTCTGAGAATATACGCCTTTGACTTCATCACTACTTAATAGAGAATGTTTTTCTATTCATGCTTGAAACACACGCGTAAAACTCTGGATTTTTTATGACATTATCGATGATTCGAGTCCATCGTTTACGAACATTGAACTCCTCGAGGGTATCAAAGCTCATGTAATCGTTTTCATCAAACGTCTTTTTTATGGGTTGTTTGTTTTGTTTTTTCAACTGTGTCTTTTGTTTTTCTTCATAGAACTTTTTAATAAGTCCACATTGTTCATTTCTAGAGTAATCAACGAAGAACACGAATACGTTGTATACGAGTTCTGTCGTTGCATTCTCCTTGACTATAAATTTATATTCTGTGTATTCACCTTTTTTGAGTGCCACCACTCCTCTCGTTTCTTCTTCGAGTTCTCTGAGAGCACATCGAAGGGGATTGAATATTTCTCGACGACGACACCCGCCTGTCACAAATATCCAATCCTTGAAGCGACGGTCCCTGACGGTTAAAAACCTTGGTTTTCCGTCAGCAAACGTCACTGGGATCGCGATTGCTTTGTATTTTTTCATTGCTCATTAGCAAGTTACAATTAATGAATATGTTTATTTCGTCGACAAATCGCCCAATTCTTTGGTCTTATCCTCGGTTTCAACCTCGACGTCTTCTTCCTCCTCCTCGGGTTCATCTTCGTAGTAAGACAAAGCATTGATGTATTGAGCCATTTGTCCGGAGTGTGCCTTCACTTCCGAAACTTCATTCTTCGTGTTTTTGAGTTCTCTGTATATGTATAAACTACCTAGGATACATACGACTACAGCTACGAGGAGCATAGTTTCACGATCATAGGGAATCATCATTCTATTAACATTTCGATGTATTTTTTTAAGCACCTACAATTGCACCCATCTTTACTCTATTAGAGGGTGCACATTCGTATGCGGCTTGTCCAAACTGCACGGCATTGTAGTGTGCGTCTTCGCAGTCCTTTCCTGTTTTCGTTGGTGCTTGCTTAGCATCCACAAACTTTTCCAGCGTCCTGGATTTTGGATCGTAAGTGAGCACAAAAACGATGGCTAAGAGGGCTATAACAGTCCAAAACATATTATACTATTACCTGTGATTTAATTCGAGTACATGAGGCCACCCATACCATTTTCAACACGGAGCACGTTATAGTTGACAGCGTAGATCTTGTCCAACGAGTTGTTTTCGGTGCTGACGATTCTTGCCGAATCAAGTCGGGAGAAGTTGAGAGAACCGGTCGGTTGAAGCTTAGACGTTTCAAGGCAGAACGGGTAGATGAAAAGCGACGACTTCTTGTCACCCGAGGAGAACGGCACGTGGTAGTACGAAGACACCGCCGAATAGTTCGGAGATGCAAACTTGAAATCAGTGACATCCGTACCGTTGATTTGTAACTTGACCTTGTTGGTCGCCGTCATCAAACCACCCGCTTGTGCGTTACTCGCAAGGAACTTGATCGGGTGATTGAAGTTGAGTTCTTGGATCTTGGCCTGAGAAGCAACCGCGTTTTGGACTTGCGTAATCAGGATGTTTTGCGGCTTGCTCGCAAAAACGGCGCGCTCATCGGTGTCGAGGTAGGCGTAGTTCGCGTAGCACTCCCACTTATGGATCGCGGCTTGCGCACCCCACGTGATACGAAGCTCGACATCGTGATATTGGAGAGAAATGAGCGGCAAAGCGGATTGCCAGTTCTCACAGAAGAAGAATCGAAGCGGGTAGAATTGTTCATTCGCACCACCCCGGTAGATGCCACCGGCCACAGACTTCGACAAGTTCGTCGCGAGGAGTTCCGGGGCAATGTGCGTAGAGAACGCAGAGTCTTGTTCATCAATGACTTGACCCCCAATCAAAAGTTCAACCTTGGAAATCGCCGTACTCCAGTCAGCGACGGTGTTCGCTTGCGTGCCATCACCCTTGATCGGCATGAAATACACGTAGTTGAGCAAGTCACCCTTGCGCTCAAAGCGCACGGTAGACATGCCGTTGTTCGACACGTTACCCTGGATGACTTGACGTTCGGTCGTTTGAGAGAAATTCGTGTGACGACGGTAGGTAGATCTGAAGAAACTGACTTCGGGTTGACCGACAAGGTGCGCATCTTGAGCACCGACGGCCACGAGTTGGGCAATACCACCAGACATTTTATACTATATTAGCATTTTATTTTTTTAAGCTCGGCCTCGAGATGCTCTATCTTCTGTATGGCTTTCTGAAGAGCGCCATACATCGACGCGTATATTTGATCTGGGTTTAGGAATTTAAGATCTTGAATGCCGTATTTCTGATCAATGGTTTCAATCGATTTAGGCATGACTTCTTCGACCTCCTGAGCAATCCAACCAAGTACATTTTTGTCCTTTTGATGTTCGCTAAATTCTTCAATACCACTCTTCCATGTAAATCTACGTAGTGGTACGTTTTTTACAGTTTCGTAACATTGATCAAGATCCGCATTGATGATATTTTCCTTGAGACGTCTGTCAGACGTCGATGACCACGTGCCACCACCGGTTTTTGCCGCAGTTCCAATCACTTCAAGATCGAATGTCGGTGACGACGTTTTAATACCAACACGTCCGCTGGTGACGAGAGAATTACCTGAATTCGTGAGTTGTAAAGTCGTCGATGCAGTATTACCTGTTGTCGTAATTTGCTGAAGTGTGTAACTTGGTGTGATGGACACTGTTCCTAGCGTGATTTTACTCGCGAGCACGTTTCCACGTACGGTGAGTACGTTCGATCCAGTGTCTTGAATGACGACGTTTGCACCCACGTCGAGTGTGTGTATCGGTGAAGCGTTAGAAATACCATAATTGGAAATTACAGAGTTGAAACCAGTTTGAGTGTTTGAAAATGTGATTTGGTTTGTAAAGTTACCACCGATGTTAGACAAGAAACCGGCGTCCCCGTAGTACGCTGCGGCTGTGATAGCACCCGGAGTTGAGAGATTACCCCCACTACTGAAATTCATGGTCGTGATATCGATGAGTTCTCCGTCTTGTGTGTAACCAACGATGTTTGATACAGCCGTCGCCGCTCGCACGGGGCGAATGAATGTCGCGTTCGCCCTCGTCGTATTGAGTGCGCTGGTTGTTGCATTGAGTACAATCGTATCATTGTGTTGATTTGTTTGACCAGCTCTGAAACCGATGGCAATCGCGTTTGTTCCCTGGTTCGTTTCACCGGCTTGGTAACCAATCGCCGTTGCGTTTGTTTGTTGTCCTT